CAACGTCAGCAACTACGTCAGCGGCTGAGACCAATCTTAGGCGGGGCCAAGGACGGCTTCGACCACGGAGGGTTTTAGTCGGGCATGGATGCCCAAGCCGTCTCTCTCCCCATATAGAGGCTTGGGAATGCGAGTTGTTGTTGGTAACGTCGAGCATGATGTAAAGGTCGTCGGAGTTCTTTCGGCTCCTCGCCTGGGCTTCATGGACAATTTCTATTGTTCAGTCCAGGCGTTCTCCCAGTTTGGCATTCCCATCACAAAGGGAACTGGTGCTTTCTGGGATCAGACCATGTACAGGCTTCTCTCTGAGAACTGCAAAGAGGAGACCGGGAACGACTTCATCATCACGATGGATTACGATTCCGTATACGAGCCCGACTGCGTGTCGAGGCTTGTCTCGGCCGCTCTCATCTCCGGCTACGATGCCGTCGCGCCGCTCCAGACGAAGCGAGACGACCAGCGGCTTCTGTTCATGCCGAAGGGCGTCGTCGGCGAGCGAGGCACGGTCTCGCTCCCAAGGGAGTGGTGGGAGAAGCCCGTCCAGCCCGTGGACAGCGCTCACTTCGGCCTGACAGTGATTCGCTGCTCGGCCCTCCGTCGCCTGCCGAAGCCCTGGTTTCTCGGCATCCCAAACGAGGATGGCGGCTGGGATGACGTCGATGACACCAAGCAGGCCAGGATTGACCCCGATATGCAATTCTGGCGTCAGTGGCGAGAGTGCGGCAACACGCTTGCGATCTGCCCGCAGGTTGCGATCGGCCATGCCGAACTCGTCATCACTTGGCCCGACCGGCGACTCAAGGCGGTTCACCAGTATCCGAACCACTACTGGCAAGCGGGCGGGAGGAGACCACCGGAGGCTTGGGGCTCCCCTGAACACGCCGCCAACTCTGAGGTGAATGCGTAATGAAAGTGCGACTTCTGAAAGACTGGAACTTCCACAAGACCGGCGACGTCGTGGACGTCTTCGAGCCGACTGGCAAGAACTGGATCGCCACCGGAATCGCCGACCCCGTTGTGGAGCGGCGTGATGTTCAAGTCGAGACCACGGACGGGCCGTCGCCGGAGCAAGTCGAGCGGGCCGTTCGCAAGCCAGCCGCGAGGCGACGGTGAGACACTACGAGTTCGTCCGTCGATCGACTCTCAAGTACCGCTCGATCAAGCGGATCACAGAGCCGCTGATCGAGCCTGTCTCGCTCGCCGAGGCCAAGTCTCACCTCCGGGTGGATCAAGACTTCACGGACGACGATCTCTACATCCAGTCGCTGACCTCAGCCGCGAGGCACCACATCGAGTCCGTGTCAGACCGGACTCTGATCCGATGCCAGTGGCAGATCAAACTCGATCAGTTTCCGTCGTGGGACATCGAGTTGCCCAGGCCTCCGATCGCGCCCGACAACGTCGTCGTGACGTTCGTTCCGTCCCAGAACCCTAGTAATACGCAATCCTACACGGCCTTTCGGACTGATCGCGACTCGACTCCGGCCGTGATCCGGCCCGAATGGAACGGCTCCTGGCCGACCTGTCGTGGGGCCGAGAATGACGTCACGATCACCTATTGGGCAGGCTACGGGGACTCAGTGGACAAGATCCCACCCCCCGCTCGCCACTGCATTCTGCTCATGGTCGGCCACTGGTTCGCTCATCGCGAGGCAGTTGTCCAAGGCGGGATGAATCCCGTGCCGATGGCGGTTGATGCGTTGCTCGGCGCGATCAACTGGGGGCAGTACCGATGAACGTGTCCCTGCGGGCCGGAGACTTACGAGAGTCGATCACGATCGAGGCCCCTACGGAACAGACGAACGCCTACGGCGAGTCGATTCTCACCTGGGCTCCTGTGATGAATCGCCGGGCCGCCGTGAGAGGGCTGCGAACGGACGAACTCATGAGCGCTCAAGGCCCCTACACCGTGGCGACTCACGAAGTCGAGTTCCGGTACGCGCCTGGATTGAACCCCGGAATGCGGCTCGTCTGGAAAAGCCGAAGCCCGGCTCGGGTTCTCGACATCGTGTCGGTCACGGAGCAGAACAATCGCGAGTCGCACCGGCTGGTTTGCAAGGAGCAAGTCGAGTGATCTCCCTGGAACTGACCGGCCTGGACGAGGCGATCGAGGCCCTGCGGCAAGTGCCGACGACGATCGGAATGCAAGCGGCTTTCGAGTCTGCTGCCCAGAGGGCTTCGGCGATCGTCCGCGAGAAAACGCCGCCGGGTTTCACTGGCAAACTCGGCCTCGCGGCATCCTACGAGGTCACAGAAGACGGCTTCACGGTGGGCTACTCCCAGGGCGTCGAAAAGGCAGGAAATCCCCGCCTGGACAGCGCTCGGAACCCTCGCACGGTTGGCCGCTCGGTGTTCACTCGCATCCGCCGCTGGGTGAGTGTGGACGAACTGGAAAACACCCTGGACGACGCGATCGACTCGCACTCCGACGAGATTCTGTCGGTCATCGAGAGGAGCATCGCCGATGGCCTTTCCTGAGAAGTGGCTCCGCTCCAGGCTCGACGCCGCAACCACCGCAGGCATTCACCCCGTTCTGGCCCCCCAAAACGCGGCCATGCCGCTGATCGTCTACCGCAGGACAGGCACCCGCCGCGAACGGAACCTCCTGGGAAACGTGGGCCGTCCCGTCGCGACCTTTTCGGTGTCGATCGTCTCGTACACCTACACCGAAGCCAAGGAGATCGCCGACTCGGTTCGCCTTGGAGTCGATAACTTTACGGGTACGGCCGACGGTGTGACAATCGTAAATACGGCCTTAGTTTCTGAGGCGGACAACATGGAACGTCCGCTGGAGGGACAGGCCAAGCCGCTCTACCGAATCGACCAGATTTACGAAGTCCGCTATCACGAAAACGTCCAAGGAGGGGCGTAACAAATGGCTTACGAATCAGCACAGGGTCTGTCGTTCACGTTTTCGGGTAAGCAGTTCCTGCTGACTTCGATCTCGTTCAACAAGAACAACCCCGAAGTTGACGTCACCGACCTCAAGTCTCCGCACGGGTCGTTTCGTTCTTACCGGCCAGCCCCGATTCGCGACGGCGACGAACTCTCGATTGAGTTCTTCGGCATGGATTTTCCGCAGATGACCGCCACCGGCGCCCTGACTTGGTCGATGGACGGCACCGGCTCCAACTCGGCTCTCATTTCCAGCCTGCCGACCGTGGCCCTCTGCACTTCGGCAAGCCTCCAGGCTGCGGCGGGCGACCTCATCAAGGGGTCGGCGACCCTCCGGATCACCAACTCCTGACCCACAAATGAGCGCCATCAGCGGGCAGGGGACGAAGTTCACCTGGGGAACTTCGACCTTTCTGCTGACTTCGGTCTCGGTTCAAATCGGCGGCCAGGGCGACATCGACATTACGTCGATGTCGTCGAAAACTGTCCAAGACGACGAGAACACCGGCAAGTGGCTCGTTCACAGAGATGTGGACGTAGCCTTCGCGGGCGAGGCCGACGTCGAGTTGTCGGTCGAGTTTCTGGCAGAGACTTGGATCAAAGACGCCAAGGAGATGGTGGGCCGCAAGAGAAACTTGGTAATGTCGTTTCCTGCTGACGACGAGGGAGAGGGAGAGGGGTTCTCCTTGAGCAGCAAGGCCGTGCTGAGGCAGATGAGTCTCGGCGTCAGCACGGGGGAGTTCGTGGCCGGAAGCGCCACGTTTCGGTTGTCTGGAGACTAGAACCCCGAGGTAAGTGATATGGCTCTTTCTAAGAGCGCGATTCTGGCGGCGGAAGACAAGAAGATGATCGACCACGAAGTCCCCGAGTGGGGCGGGTCGGTCAAGTTGCGGGTGATGACCGGAACGGAGCGAGATCGCTTCGAGTCCGAGTTCGTCGGCGGCAACAAGAGCGTGGAAATGGTGCGGGCGAAACTGGTCGCCAAGTGCCTGTGCGACGACGACGGCAAGCGGCTCTTCACCGAGCAGGAGATTCCGGAACTGGGCGAGAAGAGCGCCGCCGTTCTTGATCGGCTGTTCGCTGAGTGCATGAAGTTGAACCGCTTCAGCAAGTCCGACGTCGATGACCT